ACTTTACGCCCCCCCAAAAACAACAGAGGCCCCCGAATATAGGGGGCCTCTGTCATCAACATTGACGGTGTCCTAATTACTTGCCGTCTACAGAATCAAGAGAAATAAAAGCATCCACCTTACCGGAACTGAAAGCGGCGGTGGCGACGGCGATATTGACCCCGATATAACGAAGAAGATCACCCATCGGGATCGGGAACCGGAAAATGACATCACCGGCCACTTTGGTTTTCACCAAAGCGGTGGTGCTGGTAAAAAGTACCGTTGGAGTGGACAGGTCCGAAGAGGCGGAAGTGCGCACTTCAACGGTAACTGCCGGGGTGCCAGCAGATCCGCAACTGGTGGAGCAAACCATCTGAACCACGGGTCGCCACGCATTGGGCATGACGTGGGTGGCCAACGCGGCATCGAATGCCGTCTTACCGACACCGAGATCAATGATGTTGGTCAGATTGGCATTGGTGCCCACCGTGATGGTGGTGAGATCAAAATCCTGTGCAAAAATCAATTTGGCATCAAGAATCATGGTATTACCCTCCTGCCTTCGATCAGATCAAGGCGTTCAAAAGTTAGGTCAAAGCACTTTCGGTGTTGAGGATGGCGTCCATTTTCCGAATGGGCTTGCCACGGAACTTCATGATTTCCACGCCGCCCATGCCCTCGTCCTTGGTGAAATTGACATTGGTCTTGTCTTTCAGCTTGATTTCAGCCTGGGTCAAGACCGTCTCATTCATGTAAAGGACGCTGCCCTTTCCACGCATCGGCATCCGGTTCATCAGACGAATGGCCTCGTCTTCGTTGAAAATGTTGGATGTTCCAACCGACTCGATGTTGCACAGGCGGGCAATCGACCGGGGGTCCTTAACGACCAGACCCATCGTGACCTTGAAATGGTCCCGATACGCCTGGAACATGGAACCGTCGGAATTGGTAACGGTGACCTCTCCAAGATCCCGATGCTCGATCCCAAGAGTCTTGTTGCCTTTGGGATAGACCATGAAGACACGGTCTTCGCCCCATTGGACGAAATACACTGAGGTGAGATCGCTGCCGGTGCCGCTGCAGCCAATGACATTGGCGGTTGTGGCGAGTGAGGCCATGCGGGGGGCCAATCCGGTCACCTTCTCCACGTCAACGTTGGAGTTACCGTAAATGAACTGCGTGGCGATGTTTTGGCTCATGCCCTCGATGAAGGCTGCGGCCTCCTGCATGCGAAACACTGCAGGATCAGGGGCCATGTCAACCAGCGCCTTATCGGGCTGGCTATAAGACTCCAGCATACCGATATTTTCATTGATCGTCCCAGTACGGGAAGCTTCAGGCTGAACGCCCTGATTGATCTGCCGCCAGGTACCGAGAGGAAGACTGAACCGACGAGTGACCTGGTGGTGTGTAACCGCATTGGCTTCCTGGATGACGGCATCAATCCACATTTCATTGTCCCTGGAAAGGATCTCGGCAATTTTGGCCGTGTCACCCTTGGGGTCCATGCGGTTTGCAAGTTCGAGAAGCGTCAAGGCACCGAGGGTAGTGACGGCGAGACGCTGTTGAGGGCCAGCGAAAGTTACGAACAGAATCTTGGACATAGTTTATATTCTCCTATTTCTTTTTTAAAGATGGGAAGTTTAAAAGCGGCGTCCCACCGGGAGTGCGTTCCATCTCCCCTCCCGACCCCTTTCCCTTTGACGTTATAAACACGTCTTCGGAAACCTGGTCCACTACGGAAAACAGGAAACGGATCATGTCCGGATGGGATCCCAATTTCGTCTTCTTAAGGAAACCGATGAACGGCTCCCCACCTACCTTGGTGGCCAACTGCCTCGCCTTCACGATCTTGGAATCGAAATCCTTAAATTCGCTCTTCAGAGCTTTTGTGGTTTCAGTGATCGCGGCGGCTTCGGCTTTGACCGCCTCCTTACGTGCGCGATCCTGCGAGTTGGCATAGTACGCCAACGCCGCTTGATACTGCTCGTTCGACATCCCAGCTTTGTGCGCGGCCTCACGGAAACCGGTAACGATATTTTCCGGCACCACAGTTCCGTCGGTCAGATCGCCAGGAGGAGTGAAAGTGTACTGATCCGGCTTTTCCGGAACCTTCACAACCTTACCCTGAAGATTGACATAATCTTTAATCAGGTCTGTCGTCGATGCATGACGGGTTACTGCCTGATTGCTCTTAAGATCATCGGGCAGCGAAACGTGCCACGCCGGAGCGGCTTCACCAGCGGGCGGGGTCCCTGAATCGCCTCCCATTCGAGCGGTGCGATCCGCGAATGTCAGGCTAATCGCTCTGTATCTCATAAAATCTCCTCTTCTGTGATGGATTCTATAGGTTTTTGGAACGATTCCCTCTTTAACTTGAGCAAGTATAAGCCTATAGCCCTTTTACCCTCATTAAAATAGGTATTGGAATTTCCGGTGAAAGTGGTTTGGAACACCATCGTCTGTTCCATGAGGTCGCTGAAAATAACTTTACCATCCGGTGAACTGAAGACTTTTCTAAAACGTTCAAGGAACAGATCGTATTTTATCTGTTCCTCACGGTCCCTCTTAGTCTCACCAGGGTAAAGTTCAATATTAGGCATTTCCGGCCACCCTATCCAAGGCTGAATCCGCGCCCACTTCAGTCCTCGACAAAGTGTTCGCGGATTCGATCTGTTGGGCCTTCATTTCAGCCGCTTTCATCATGGCAGCCTGCTTGATGCGTTCAGCGCGCTGTGCCGTCACAATGTCCTGGGCTACAATCAATTTCGGTTCAGCGCCGGATTGGTCTGCATATGTCCTCACAGCTTCGTCAAAGTTAAACACGTCTGTGACATCTGGTTTTATTTTAGCACACCGTTCAACAAACGTCAAGGTCTGATCGATCGGCTTATGACCAAGCTGCTTCTGCGCTTGAGACAAAATCGACATATAGTCTATGTTGATGCGCTTTATATTACTCCTCTTTATCTCCTCCACCAATTCTTTCGGCATGGGCGGGATCAAATTAAGGCGGGCGCAGATGCCGAACACGCGATCAAGGCTGACGTCAAGCAGATCATGCTCCTGGGCGTCGGTGACGGGACCCAACATAATCAACTTCTCCTCATGCCGTTCAATTATTTCGGTTGCGGTGGCATAAGGATTATTCTGAATGAAAAGGAAAAGATCATTGAACATGCCAGCTTTGATCTGCTCCCGCACCTCCGCGATCTCTTCACGAATCCCGCGAATGTCAGGCACCACCTGGTACAGCGCGTTCAACTTGTCGATCTGCATGTCCGACACTATCGTCACGCCGCCTGGGTTCTGCTTGATCCTGTTTTTCATCCCCGACGGCGACTTAAGCGGGGGGTCGACCATCTTAGCGAGCGCCTTCAGCTTCGACCGCTGCATCTCCTGCAGCATCTTGGAATCCCCAAGGATTCCATGACCGGGGCCGATGCCGTACACCGAAGACCCGACGACGCTCCACCGGGGGCAGGCCATGGGCTGTTCATTGAACCCGGAAGCCGATACGATGGTGTCAAACCCGGAAAAAGACCCGCCAACGCCGCCTATGACATAATTGGAAGAAAAAGCTTTTGACGTAATCTTTTCTGGGTCATGATCGTTATTCGGCTCCACGGCATGGAGGACCGGATACCACTTGTCCGGATCATCCTTGTACATCTTATTGATCTCTTCCGGCACCGACTTCCTGCGGCTTTCAAGTGACTGTTTTGCCTGGCGTGGGGTCATGTAAAACAGCCGGTACATCGTGTCCACGCGACCAAAACGGTCAGCCGACAGCATGTACTCACCCGCCGTCATCACCCTGAACCACACCACGTACTGAGGGTGCTCCTCCGCCACGACCACACCGGTCCCAAACGTACCTTCCTCATCATACACCTGATGGATGGACGAATAGAAATTGGACGTGGCTAAGACGGTGCGCATCACGTTTTCAACCTGGGAAAGCCATAATTTTATCGAATTGAACTTCATCATGCCAGGATCTGGAAGGGTGGCCCGAAACCATGGACGGGCAGGGGAAGTGATGCCGGCCTGCATTCCAGCCGCAAGGACGCGGCCCGCCCTGATCGGCGTGCCGTCAATGATGTGGTCCCACCTGCCCTCAACTTCATTGGGGCGGTCACCGAGAGTCGTGAACATTCCTCTAGCCGGATTGACGTAATTGCTCAGATCGACAAATTGAGCAATCACTTCAACCATATCATCGGCCATCTTCTGGTACCTACGATTGATTTCATCGATCTTTTCGTCTGCCATGGCTTAAAATCCCAATATTGAGATGACATTGGTTGGGGCCTTGGACCTGAGTCCTCTTTCTGAAGTCAGGATGGTCGACCACCGCCCGCGCCTTAAAATGACTTCAATCAGGTCCCGTTTCTCGTCAGGGGACAAAGTTTCATTATTAATGACTTCATCGATCTCATCGGTCACGGCTGGCGGAGGGGCCATCGGCTCCTGTATCGGCTGCGGCTGACCGGCAGCGGCGGTCGAATCACCAGGCCCCCCTTGCGGGCCGCTCGTCGTGGCCGCGCCAGACGACTGCCCAAGACCAAGTGCGTCAAGGGCATCCGATTCCGACGGATCGGCTTGGGAAGTGCTTATGCCGAACGCGTTCCCTATCGCACCGATGGCACCGGGGATGTTGCCGGCCGCGAGCGCCAATGCCGCCGTGGCTATGCTCAACGCCGAATTCACGCTGATCGACGTGACCTCTTGGGACATCGAATTCATTTGAGCGCTCAATGAATTCTGATTGGCGATGTCCTGTTCAGCTTGAGCGACGGCATCGTCATCAGCAGTGATACTGTTTTCAGGGGAGCTTAAAGCCGGATCATCCCCGGATTCCGGATCACTGGAAACGCCACCGCTGACGTCGCTGGAACCTTCATCTCCCATACCTGGAGCACCGGCATCCCCCTCACTGCCCCCTAAGGGGGAACCCCCATCGGATTCGGCCCCGGCGTCGGAATTTCCAGGGTCACCCTCGCCGCTGCCAGGGTCACCCTCGCCGCTGCCAGGGTCACCCAGGCCGCTGCCAGGGTCACCCAGGCCTGCCTCGCCTCCCAGGCCGCTGCCGTCTCCGTCTCCGTCGCCGTCGCCCCCGTCGCCCCCGTCGCCCCCACCATCAAACCTATAATCATCTTTTTGAATCAACTTGCATCTGCCGTTCATGCGCGTCACTCCTTAAAAGATTTACAAAAACTGAACATTCACTTTGACCGTCCGCATGGGAAAAGGACCCCTGCGGAAGATAACCGGTCACTTTAAATCCAACTTCCTTGCCATACTGCATCGCTTTAAAATTTGAAGATGGAATGAAACCGTACAGCACTTCAATGTTCAACTTATTCATCAGATACAATAGCATCATCCTACCGGCACGGGGCTTATCCAAGTCCTTCGCCCGGAAAGTGACGAAATGGATCTCAGCGCGGCGCGGACGGATCGACTCCAATTGCACCACTATCAATGGTGCGCAATCACGCTGTAAATAGAACACGCGCGTTCCATTAGACATCTTCTTGATCCACTTATCCAGCTTAGGCGGTCCGGTCCTGCAGAACCAGCGCAGCAGGCGCTCCGCCTCCATGCGCTCCCACAACATCCGCGCCTGACCGTAACATTCAACCTCTTCTACCGAAATATTTGAGCGGTGACCAGTCTCCATCATCAGCCTCACTTAAATCCCCAATCTGTTCCAGGTCAGCATCAGAAATCGGAAATTCCACCCCCAATTCAGGATCAAGCACACGGGCCACACAGTCCAGTATGTCGTCATGGGAAGCGACCGGAAAGCCAGAATATTCTTCGTTGACGAATTCCAAAATCAAATCGCGCTGGAATCCAGTATAGTCGCGGAAATACAGATATTTAGGCAAAAAGAAATGATGAAATTCGAACACCGGCACCAGGCGCAGGATACGATCGACCTTTGACATGGTACCGGCCAGTTCAACGATGTCGAAATGATAAGTTCGTCTATCCATCTGATCCTGGATATGTTCAATGTCGGAATCCTTACCGTACTTTTCATACCCAACTTTATTGGGGCGCCACTTCTGGTGGAGGCCAAACAGCCGCATGGCCCGCTCGGTCAAGGAAAGCCGATCACGCACTCCGTCCAATAGATAGTAGTTGCGGTCCTGGGCCACTCCGATGATCAACATGACGGTGTAATCGGACCCCTTCTTCTTTGACGAAGCCGGGTCAACGATCAGATACCGGTTCATACCGACGGTATGAAGATTGTTATAATACCTCAACCATTCTTGCTTAAACGACATAGTGTCATCAGCCTTGGGGTCTTGCAGGATCTGGCAAGAATAAACATAGGACCCCATACGTTCACGCTTCTCATCATTATATCTTTTAGAGAACAGCACCGGATCGCCCGTCATCTTACCGTTGGTGGTGCCGGGGTGACGGCGCTCTATAGCGGCCTTCCTGTCTAGAATAGTTTTATAAGTATCAGCGAAATGATAACGGGTACCGATATACCGAACGCGGCCACCGTCAGAATGAAGGGCCAACGAAAGCTCCCACGAATCATTCACCTTCTTGATCATTTCAGGAGTGGAAACGGATTCCTTGGTGACGACGTCGTCGTAAATGGCAAGGCTATAATGCTTAGAAGTAGGCTGGCCGTCCACCAGGCCCCAGGCTTCAAGAGTGGCCTCCTTCGGATTGGCCTTGCGCTTCACCACGATCCCGTCGTCTTCAGACCATTTTGGAGACATCTTTTTGGGATCGGAGTACAGCACGTCAGGGTACAGGGAGTGAAGAAGGTCGTTGCGCTCAAACTCTCCCTTGATCTGGCGCAGGAACCCTTTAGCTATCGGACGGCTATGAGAAAATATACAGGACGTCAACTCCGGATCGTTCAGGATGTCCTGAATGGTCAAACCGAAAGTGATGATGGTCGACTTATAGTGCTCCCGCGCCCATAAGTCGAGATAGCCGTCCGGAGCGGCGGCGACTTCCAGGCAGCGGTAATACAGCCAATCGCGGTCAACGTCACGGCGGTTGAGCAGGCGCACGATCAGAAAGAACAAATCGGTGCGTCCGAGGGTGGCCATGCATTGCGGGACCTGACGGCGGCGCTCTGCGGTCGCCAGCATGTCCGCGTAGAATTCATGTGCCAGTTTTCTTGTGCTTAGCTTTTCCTGCATCACAATCGATCACTTTCAACGTGCGGGTCGCATTATACACTTCAATTAACTTTTCAGCCAAAGGACCGGCCAGACGCAACGACTGCGCATGCCCAGGCGGCACCACCACCGATATGAAGTCGCCCTCAGAGCGGCCCAAAAGCTCCGAGGCCCTGAGACGGGCCGGCATATCGACGTTGGGATCGTTCATCACGTCGGTCCAAAACTGCTGCCGGGCCGCACGGTCGGCTATCAACTTGCTCATAACGGGATCCTCCTCCCTCCATATGAAACGCATCGCGTCACGGATCTTCTTGCGCACCACGAGCTTATTGCCGTGCCACTTCTTGTACCCGGCAATGCGCAGCGCATCCTCCATGTTGGTGCCGTCATAGACGCGCACGAAGCGCTCCTGGCGCACCGTAAGCCCGAAGCGCCTATGGAAGTCATCGGGCACCGGGGCGCACATGGCGTCGAGCACGGCCCGCTCCTTCTTCCGGCGACGCATCTGCTTATTCGGCCACTTAAACTCCATAGGGATAGATCCTCAAATTGGTAAGGGACGCGCTACGGCGAAAAGCGACCATGGCAATGAATTCGATGCCGTCGTCCGGAAGCAGTCCGGAAGCGACGAGCCAATCGGACACGAACTTGTCCACCACCGCCCCCACGTTGGTAAGATCGAAGTCCCTGTGCGAATTCGGCATTATAAAGTACTCGAATGCATAAGGAGGAGGAAACGGAATGGGGGGCGGCAAAGCGTTACGGTAAGCGGCATCCATATGAGCGTTAAAGGCCACTTTCGCCTTGGCAAGGACACGGAAATGCGCATTCCTATAGTTGTTCATGTTAAGTATGAACGACTTCTTTGCCGAGACGGGCACCACCGACGGTATTGAGTGAATTTCATGCACCATAGGACGATTATATCATGGGGCGGGGGGTCGCGTCAAGCGGGCGGGGGCGTCAATGGTGTAAATTATGCAATTTACATATTTAAACATAAAGTTGAATATGTTGGCCGGGTTTGAGGCTCGCGGTTACAATCGTGTAATTCAGCGCGGTTGTACCCAAATCTTGCATAGGAATGCTTAAAAAGAAGGCAAGAAACGTGCCAAGAACATTCGATCACAACCGGTTGTGGTGGGTGAACGGCGGGACCACTAGAAAAACCTTTCCGGTGGCATCGGGTGACACCGAGGTGACACCGAGGTGACACCGACTATCGGAGACGCAGCACTCGCAGAGAGGCCGCGACGGACGGGGGGTGCGGTGCGTCGAGACTACTGCAAGTTACACGGTGACACCAAAAGAGCGAAAAAGGCATAAAAAAGAAGAAAAACGCGGAAACCGGTGTCACTGTCACCAGGAATGGATCTCGACGGACCCGATATCCCGTCCGTCACGGGGCCGCTGCGAGTGACACCGCTGTGAATTCAAGGTGGCGATAAATGTCACCTGAATGTCACCCAAATACCTTAAGTATCGGCTCCATCCGTCCGTCGCGGGTTTGCGGGGTGGTGTCATACTTTCGTCATTTGTGACACCTCAAGACTAATAGGTGTCACCGACACCTCCGGATGTGTTAATGCACATTAAACATATATACGTGCATCGGGGCATATATAATTTTATATTTCAGAAATTTGCTGCGGCCTTCAATCGATTCACCGCACCGGCTTTCGCGGCGCGTTTTTTGGTGTGGGGTAGGGGGGGCTGGTGGGTCCCTCGCGTGTGCGCGTGTGGGTGTACTGGCCCGCGCACACGCCCCCGGCCCGTGTGGGTGAGTGTGCGCTGGCCCGTGTACCTTCTGTGGCCGGAGGCTGGAGGCCGGAGGCTGGAGGCCGGAGGCCGGAGGCCGGGGGCCGGGGGCCGGGGGCTAAGGTTGAGGCTAAGGTTGAGGCTAAGGCTAAGGTTGAGGCTGTGCCAAGGGCCGTCACGCCGCGCGCGGCCCCCGGCCCCCGGCGCAGCCCCCAGCTCCCCGGCGCAGCCTCAGACCCCTGCGGCCCACCCACCACCCGTCGGCTCTATTCACACCCGCGAGGCCGCGTCCGTCGCGGCTTGCCGCTTACCCTGCCCCGCGAGGCCGCCGCCGTCGCGGCCTCGCGGGGTGTCGGCTCTCTTTACACTCCGGCAAAGCCGCCGACGCTGCTCCCCCCTGGAGCGGGTGTTAACCTCGGAGCGCTCAACGGGGCCGCGAGGCCGCGACGGCAGCGGCGTCGCGGGCGTTAACCCCCCTGCGGCGTTGAGGCTGGCACGGCCCCTGCAACTCTTCCGGGCAGGCCGCAGCGGCCCAACCCCAAAGCAGGAGCACGAACGGTGGCTAAGACGAACTCGCTTAACCCTTTGATGGCACTGGCCTCCAGTGCCGTGGGTGGGAGCAGCGAGTGCCCCCAAACGCCTTAACCCGCAGCCGCCGGCTGCAAGCGGGAAACCCGCAGAAAGGACCAGACCAATGAAGAACCTAGTCATCACCAAGACCAAGAAGGGCATCGAAGTCGAGATCGACCTGAGCGCGGACGCCGCCCCAAGTTCGTCCGGAAAGACGCTCGTAATCGCCAGCACGGGCGGCAACTACCGGGTGCCGGACTCGGAGCTGTTCCTCGGCGTTAACTGCTACCGGTACGAGAACCCCCGCCCGACCAGCCCCGTCTCCGACTTCAACGGGGTGAAGGCCACAGTCGCCAAGGGCAAGCTCCGGGTCCTGGTCACCCCCAGCGAACTCGGTCCCTCGGCCTCTGGGAAGACGGTCATTATGGCCAGCACCAACGGCAACAAGCCCGTGACCGATTCCGGGGTGTTCCTCGGCCTGAACTGCTTCAAGTACGCCAGCCCGAAAGCTTAGCCGTTGCGGTAGGCGGCACCCCCCGCCGGGGGTGCCGCAGGCCGTGCGACTAAACCATAAGGAGGACTGACCCGATGCAGACCGAAAAGCGGTACCAGAAGATTGCCCAATTCGCAACGATCCTGAACGTGACTGAGCACGAACAGACGCGGAAATTCTACGAGGACCGCCTCCGGCCCCACATGGAGTGCGCCCCTTGCGGCAGCGGCTTCGACTCCGGCACTTCGCTCGAATGGGCGAAGTGCGACGAAGGCCGCCTGGTCTTCCGCACCAGCTTCCACCACATGAACGAGCACGGCGCGTACGAGTACTGGACCCACCATGACGTGGTGGTGAGGCCCAGCCTCCGTTGGGGCATCGACGTCCAGGTGCGCGGCCCGGACAAGAACGGCATCAAGGACCACATCGCTGATCGCTTCCATGCCTGGCTGACTGAGGAGGTGCGCTCATGAGCGCCGTCTTCTTCTGCCCGATCTGTGGCCACCCGCTTGACCGCCCGCGACCCCTGCGGTGCGAGGACGAACTGGACCCGTACTACGAAGCCGACTTCTACTGCGCGACTTGCTGCGCTGACGGCGGTCTGGTGCTCTACGGGGCGATCCCCGCCGTCGCCGTCCCCCGCCCTGCTCGCAGCCTCAACTGGCTGGTCGCGGTCATGGCTGCTCTCCTGGTCGCATTCGCGGCGCTGTTCACCCATGCCCCGCCGGATGGCCTGCCGGATGGCCCCGCCGATCGCGATGAGCAGCTCATCGAAGTCAAGGCCCCGCTCGCCGCCGCCGATTCCGACGTCACCGTCCTTGGCCGGGTCATCGGCCAGCTCATCGCCCACGGATTCACGGTGCGCCTTGACGGCGCACCGATTACGGCTGAAGAAGCCAGAGCAATGGAGGACTACTGAACATGGACAAGTTGGCGATGGCCACCGTCGAGAGGCTCTTACGCATGCTCGACACCAACTACCCCAAGGACACGGAAACGTACTCGACCGCGTATTTCGCGCTGTGCTCGCTCTCGCTGCGGCAGTTGGCCGCGCTGGAGGTGCTGATCGTTTCTGGTAAACTGATGAGAGGAGATTACGACGATGAAGGAAGGTGAAGTCACGACGCGCCTCACCCAGGTGATCAGGTTCTTGACCACGATGAACGGAGCCTTTCACGTGGAGCAGACGGAAGGCGGCTCCAATGTTGCGCTGCCGGCGCTGGTGCCCTATCGTGAGCTGCTGGAGCACCTCGCCGTCCATGCGGCAGATCCTGGTCAAAGGCGGCTCCGAATTGGACGACGAGTATGTGCTTGAGGATCTCGATGGGACGAACTTCATCAGCGCCCGGTGAGGGACGGCCTGGACGAAGCTTCGATGCGGCTGAGGCGCAGCAGGAAGACCTTGACAGTTAAGCCGCGCCGTGGTAAGATGGCTTAAAACCGAGAGGCCGCATTCGTCGCGGCCCCACAACCAAACGAGAGGAGAGCGTTATGGAAGAAAAAAGCTTCATTAAGTTGGTCAAGGACCATGTGTCTGTGCTCCTGGGATCGGTGACGGAAGACCATCCACAAGTGATTGCCTTAAATGGCGAGAGGGCGGTCGCCTTCAAGTTCGAGGGCAAGATATGGGTCGCCCCATCGGACGATCCGTCCATGGTGCGCGAGATCCGAGAAGCTGGCACGGTGCACCGGCCCGGCCCCGCCGTGGGGCGGAAGGTGATCGGCACGGCGACTAAACTGATCGGTGCCGCCATGGGCGCCAACCCCGATGCCCAAAAGATAGTGGACGAATTTGGGCAGGAATTCGCAGGCACTTTCACCGAGGAGGGGTACCAGAGCGGATGGTCCACCGAAATGAACGGTTGGACCATCACGGGAGCGCTCATGGGCAAGTCAAAGTACCTTGCTTTCACTCCTTCATCCCACACCAACATGTGTTCACCCATCGTGACCTCCGCCTACCAGCTTCTGATCTCCGGATGGACTCCCGTTCAGGTCACGAGCAAAGTGTACAAGGCCGTTGCAGCTTATCATCAGGGATCGGCACCGGCACCGGCACCGGCACCGGCACCGGCACCGGCACCGGCACCGACGCCGGCACCCAATGGCGAGCGTTGGTGCGAGGTGCGCGATGCAAGGATCCAGCTTGCCGTTTGCCAGAAGCAAAACGCGTCCTACCCCGCAGGATGCAGGAAGAAGAACTGCCCTTATGGCCCCAACCAAGCAGCATCGAACCCCGTCAAAGAAGGAGACACCATGCCCAAGAAGAAAGCCGCCGAAAAGGCAAAGGCCCCGGCACCGAAGCAGAGTGCCGGATTCAACGCCCAGTTGAACTACTTCAACCAGGAAGAAACCGTCCCCGCCGATCTGTACCACAACAAGGTCAAGTGCGAATGCGGAAACGTCCGATGGGTCAAGAATGCGGATCTCTTCCAGGTGACGAAGTGCAAGCCCTGTACGATGCGCGCCCGCCGCGCCCGCCGCTGGCAAAACAAGAAAGCCCGTATCGCCACTGCGCCCGCTGCGAAGAAGGCCACGAAAGGTGTCGCCAAGGCCCCGACCGCCAAGGTCAAGGGTAAAGGCCCCGCCAAATCCTCCAAGTAGAACGGAAAGCCTTACGGAGGCCACGGAGAGACTGCTCCGTGGCCCCTCTCGGCAGAAGGGAAGACCCCAAATGGCACCGAAACCGCTTCACCCCGACTTTGTGGCATTTCTGGTCCTTGGCGCTGTCGCCTATCTGTTTGCCTGGATCACTTTAATCAGCAAACATGCGATCAAATGGACCATAGCCATTATGGTAGTGGTCCTGCTCTTGGTGTGGGCAGTCAGTGATGGTCACACCCAACGCTACCCAACTGGCCAACAGTACACCGAAAGGGGGGACAAGCAGTTCTGGATGGACCGTCTTGAACCCGATAACCCCTTACACCATGACTTTGACCGGTTCCAGAAGTACGTGGACAAGTACGGTAACGGTCATGGATGGACGATAGAGGACACCCATAGGCAGTATAAGGGCCACGGCTTCTATGACGAGGACCTGCTGCGCCGCATGGGGCAGCCGGACCCGTTCAGGGGGCGGCCATGAAAGACGGGGATTGGTTCACCTGGCTGACCCTCATCATCGTTTTGTTGGCGCTGTACAACATCAAATGGCTGTTTTCCCCAAATCTGATCTTTGGACCTGGAATGATCCCATGAAAGGAGGAACGATGGTAAAGAACCGAAAAATTGACGGGAAGGAAAATAAAAAGGACGTGGACCTTAACCGCGCTCTGACCGTCCTGTCAAAGCAGGCCAAGAACCTCGAAATAACGCTTCCGGTTCATTACCACCTGGCCGGTGAGGTCCTGCAGAAGATCAAGGAGATGAAAAATCGGGTAGAAACCTGGTTGGGGCCGCAATGCACGTCCGCGTACCAGGCATGGCAGACGGCATTGAACCAGAAAAAGGCCGCGCTCGCCCCGGTCCTGGAACTTGAAACGGGCTTGAAGAAGAAGATGTCCGAGTACCTGATCCTGGAAGACGAGCGTCGGCGCATGGAGATGTCTTTAGCCCAGGCCATGGAGACGGAAGACGGGCAGTTCATACCGGCACCAGCCGTCAGTGCGGCAACTAGTGCCGAGAGGATCGGTGCGGCCAATGACCTTGAGATAACCGTGGTGGACATCAACCTTTTCATTCACTCCATCGTCAATGATAGGCTTAACATAGACGTAAACGCTCTGTTCACGGTAAAGGTGTCCACGATCAAGGCGTTTGTCAAGTCCACCGGCATGCGCTCCATCCCCGGCCTCATCATATCCGAGAAGAAGACCATTTCAGTGAGATGAAACGAAGGGGGCCTAACGGCCCCCTCCTACCGTTTGTTCAAGTTCTCAAGATCCCACTTAGCGGACACCACTTTGGACAGGAACACGGAAGAGTCGTAATTAAAACAGTTACGCTGGTATTTCTTCCACACGAAGGTGCCGTCAGGCTTCAACTGCACGGCCACTCGATCAGGCGGGTACTTTATTCCGTTTTCTTCCATATATGCGATGGCGTAACCGGCCAGTTGTAACGCCACGGTGGGAGACAGTTCAGTTACAGTTTTGATGTCGATGATGGTCAAGGCATCCTCTATCACGGCCACCCGATCCACCGCTCCGGCATAGTCATATTTTACTGAGAACACGCGCTTCTCAACGGCACGAATGTCCATCTTATGCTGTTGCCTGCACTTTATCCAGGCGTTGACGTACGGCACGTCCTGTTCCTGGTATTTAGCAAATGGCACGTCCGGATCATCGGGTAAGCACTTTGTGTTGAGGACATGAAGGGTGATCGGCTTCAATGGTGCACCGCCACAGTCGATTACTTGCGTAGCGAAATGTACTCTTGTCCCCAATTCGGTCTTATCGATGAAATTTTGGTTGTACTTAAGATGCTCAGGTAACTCAGGCAGCACCTGGGTGACGGACGGGCATGCCCTTCCATCCGGAGTGTGGTACTGGTGATTGACGGCATCGAATTTTATGGAACAAAAATTTTCGTTTCGTGTCATGTTTTTCTTATTGTTTATCATCGTCCTTGATTCCTTCCAGTAGTTTCAGTAAACGCTCCGGATCGACGTCCTCTCTCCTTTTCCGATAGTCGCGGTCATACCACCACCACCTTATCCGGACGTATGCATACGACACCAAATACACCACGATCACGATGACGATGACTACAGCTATTATCGTCCTTGCCACCTTTCACCCTCCCATTTAATTGGACGGATCCTCACGCCGAAAATAATTAGTTCTTTAACGTTATCGGGATTTTGATCGCCAAAACTCATCTTCCGGGCCGCTTTCCACTCTTCTTCTACTAATGTCCGGAATTCCTTTTCAGTGATGTGAATGTAGTAGGGTCGGCGTCCCTTCCACATCTCATAATTCGAAATTTGATTGCGTACGTCCATGCTGATACTCATTTTCTTTTCTTTTCTCCTTTCCATTTTTTGACACGCGCCATCCTCATTACGTCTTCGACAGTAACTTCATCCAATAGACCCTCGTTCATTTCCCGTTTCGATTTTACCATATCGAAAATGTAACTATCAACCCCATCCGTAAGGAAGTCGATGTATATGACAGTTTCACGCTGCCCGTCCCGCCAATTTCGGCGCAACATTTGTTCACGGATCTTTGGCCTGGTGTGGTGTGAATAAATTAAGGCGTAAGTGGCTTCATTGATGGTCAGTCCTTCATGGCCGGTATCGTCCTGCAGCACCAAAACGGCACGGCCTGGGTGCTGTTTGAATTCGGTCAACGTCCTCATCCTCTCGGTCACGTTTAACGATCCATCAAATGGCCAAGTAGGTATGCCTTCATATTTTAACCTGTTCCATATCATTTCGACTTCCGCAGTGTAATGGCACCACACTAAAATTTTAGATTCCGTAATCTCCTTTATTACCGACATCATGTCGTCAAGCTTATCGGTGTTCAATGTGATGGCATTCTTGTGGTCGTTGTAAATGAAACCGCCCGTGATTTGCTGCGCCTTCAGCAGGACCGTTGCTGCCTGTTTGGCCGTGATGGCATTGCCTTCGAATTTCATGACTTCATCTTCAAGGAACTTATCGTACATTTTCCTGGACTGTTTTGACATTTCAACGCGCCGTATTTGGAACACGGGTTCCGGTAGATCAAGTACGTCAACCGTACGGCACCGGTATCCATGGGTCTTGAGCATCTGCTTGATGACGTTACGGTGGCGCACCCCGACAAGCTTCTTGCCTTCGTATCCTCCCCATATTCCGTATTCCTCTTTAAACGCCTTCCATGTCATGTGGCCGATGCATTCCGCCGATAGAAAGTCAAGCTGTCCGTACGCATCCATGGGGCTGTTGGCAAATGGGGTGCCGGTCAATATCCGGCGAAACGCACAATATTTCTTTAGGGATAAAGCTTGCTGTGTCCGTAAAGATTCAGGATTAGTCAGGGCCGTGGACTCGTCCATCACCACCATACATTTGGTGCATTTGGTGAGGAAATCAATAGCATTAACATACCCTCTGGCATCGGTGCGTTGACCGGTAATGACCCTTCTCCCCCATTTCTTTTTGGTTTTCAGCCCCGCCACCAAAGCATCATAGTTTATGATAAACCATTGCATCTTCCCATATCGTAATGGCGTAACCGGCACCATTTCGCCGTCCCAATATAGAATGCGCCAATCATGCCAGTTGCCATGGATCTGCAACTGCTCCAACCACACTTGAATGACTGACTTTGGGCAGACCACGAGCACGGATTCGACCTTATCCTGGCTGTTCAGGATCATGACATCATCAATTACAGTTTTAGTTTTACCGAGTCCGGGCTCCATGAAATACGCAAAGAATTCACGCCCGCCGCATTTGGCCAACGCTTCAACCTGATGTGGCCTGGGTTTGGTCTTAAATACCGCGCTGTGGTCCCGTAAAAGGTTATCGATACGTATGCTGCAGTCCATAACTGGCAGCATCAAGTTACAATTGAAGATTGCATTAACTTTTGCTATGTTTTCTGCAGTGGCAAACGCCCAAAATTTATTTTCCTTTTTCCCCGTCCAGTGTGCTTCTTGCATCACGGTCTTAAACGGCCGGTTCAGTTTCCTCTCCAGTACCTTCGTCATCGGGATCATAATTTTTCCGACCTCTATTTTGATCTCGTCCATTCGCCCCCACTCTCCTCCCCACCACCGGCCCCTGTACCGATAGCTGTTCCTTGATTATTACATTCGGGTTCTTTTTCGATTCCTCTACTTTGCCGCATACCACACAAATTTTTACGTAACTCGTCGTTTTAGCAGCAAACGATTCAACCACTTCAATTTTATGGATCACACCACCGCATTCAGTGCACGGTTTCAACATTTGGTACCTCCACTTTCGTTTCAATTAGTCTGTAGATCGGAAACCAATCAAGGAGTGTGTATTCATGGATCCCCTGCTTCACATTCTCGTCCGGATCCCACACCTCATGGCCCGTCCATGCGATCGAGTGCGGGGTCCCCGTCTTGCCCACTACCGAAACGATGGCCGGGATGCCGAATATTGGTATCTTCACCATCAACGTGTCTTCCTCTTTCGGCAGTTTCTGTCCGTCGCCAAAGGTTCCTCCCACACCCATGACGATCCCGTTTAAGATAAGAAATCGATATGCTTCAAACAGGGTCATCGGTCCTTCATGGCCGATTGCTTTCATTACGTCCGGTAACGAGATTCCCGTAATATGGCTCACTACTCTGATTAAACAATCTTTTCCATTGCTCATTTCTGCCTCCCCATTAAAATTCGGATACGTCGTCCAAATCCTTTGGCGTAACGTCCATGGTCCCATCATACGGTGAATACCACACTTGAACGGCACGGTCTTCCACTTTAACTTTGGTGTGGTCGCACCCAACTTGCCTTAAGGCCATCCACATATCGGGGTTTTGGATCGGCCTGAATCTCTTCTTTTTGAGAAACGACACAAAGTCCTGACTCCTGAAAGCGATCACTTTCGCCCCATTCAATTCAGTCAGGCACGGTATTCCCCGTGTCATGGCCCCACGGTCCACGTTTCTTAGGCCAAGGGACATGAATTCCCTTAGCATGTCATACAGGTCCCCATACTTTGAAGCATCCTCTGGCGCTTCCAATTCCTTAACATCCTTCATTTTGGATTTTAGGATCTGCGCCCATTCCTCCCTTTTCATGAACGGCCATATTAGATTGTGCAATTCCATGCCCCTTTTCCTAATAACCTGATAATCCATCAATTCCTCAGTAGTTAGTCTCGTGTCCTTTCCATTAAGATCAACGATCCAATGCGGGGGATCGGTCATAACTTTTATGATTCTGCCCATCATTAAATTGTCGAATGAATTTGGCATGGTGCCGATGCCGAATTGTATTTGTGCACATTTTAATCTATCACAATGCTCGGCTATCAGCGGGTCGGTGCACCGATACCGGTAATCCTTCTTGTCCACCGATTTGATAATTTTTTCTAATTCCTTACGCGGAAGCGGTTGGTCGCATCGCTCCATATTAATTTTTACCAGCCGGTCCTCCCAATCGGCAGGGTGCGCCCTTTTAAGGAATATCGCCATGTTAAATAATGTTTCATTCCTATGCGATATCGGAATCCCATTTTCCATAGCCCACACTAGACAGGGCGGGGATTCGGCACTCTTTCCAGTGCCATTGCCATCGAGGGTTATTTCCATCGATTTCATTGAATCGACCAGGTCCAAGAAACCGGTCAATTCAGCATTTTCGCCATTGATAACGGCCACCCGTTCCGAACTGTTGTAATATGGCAAGTTTATCCAGTTGCCGGCTTCACCGTCACGTAGCCTGGTCTGTTTGGGGAAAATTTCACTATTACCGTACCCCAATCTTGATGCATATGATGACAAGTTCATTTGCATCACTGAAGCCGGGACCCCAGGCAACGGTTGAAACGAGTAAAGATGGGCACCCCCTGATTTGCTTCTGCATACTACCAAGGGAATGTCATACTCTATTACTTTCTTTTCCAGTTCAACGTGATTTACACCGTTGTTATCTATGTCAATGGCCCCAAATATGCACATATTTTTGTCGTTTACAGGAACGATTCCAAGGCCCTGTTTTCCTTCCAGGTGCTTTATGTACAGTTCCTTACCAACCGGTTTTAAGATGGTCCTGGCTTGGCCGTTCAAGTATCGGCCATACGCTCTATTCAGGCCGGAAAATACGGCCATAAATCTCGTAACTACCGATTCGTCAATCATAGGAGGTTCCC